GTGGTATAGGCGAAGCAGGATGGGTTTGTCCGTGACAAAGAAAGAGATGCCTGTAACTTGGTACTCACCTCTGTTGGCGTAAGTCTTGAACAATGCCTTCGGCCTGATAGATATTAGATGTGTCTCTGAGCCTGTGCTACATGAGATGCCGGTCGTACCGACAGGCGTGACATGCTCATGCCCCAAGTCACCAACAAAGCCGCCTTCACTCATAACCGCTGCACAGATGGCAAACAGATGGCTGACGCTACCGTTGCCCGTTAGCTCATATCTGATAGGCAAGTTAGCCGTGGACATAGAAACGCCGTTGTTGGCGTTGGCCCAGAGGAACTCATGTGCGTAATGAATATGGCCCTCAATATCAAAGCCTACCCTGACGCGGCCTACTCCCAGCCATTGCAGGTCAATCACAAGGATTTGAGATTGTGTGCCGTCAAGCGTGTGACCGCTTGGCCCTGTGCCGTCAAAGACATCTGTGTTCCAGCTTGCTTGCTCAATGCGATTGGCACCAGTGTCTACAACAGAGCCAGATTGCTTTGACCTTTTGACGATAGCCAATGACCCATCAGCCGCCATCTCAAAGTAAATTCCGTTGTCGCCATCGAAGTAACCCGCCTTCTTCGTACCGCCATCGACTGCACTGAAGTCAAACGTGATGAAGACTAGTTGAGACTTGCCCGGTTGGTAGCGGATATATCGCTGGCTCTGTCGGATATAAGCATCCGTCGCGCCTGTCGTTGTAACCATATCCACACAGGCTTGGTTGATGTCATGGCTTGATGACGCTGCACCAGTCGCCTTGTGGAAGAATGTATCCTTAGTGCTGTCATCGTATTGAGATTGGCTGTCAAACAGCGGGACGGGATTGGATACCCTTAACCGGGAGAACGCATCGAAGTTGGGGCTATCCGGGAATGACTTGATTTTCGTAGGCATCGGAGCAGCATCACTGATATTGTGAAACGTGCCGTCAGCATCTTCCACAATCGGAATAGATTTATAACGACTGTCGTTAATCGGCCCCGGCTCAGACGCTGGCGGGTATGAATATGTCGGATCAGCCATCGAAGTGATTCTCTTCGTGCATCTTCAGGAACATCTTGGGATGCCTCTGCCTGACATCTTCCAGGATAGCATTGCCAATTGCCCTGCCGCCTTCGTTATATGCCGTGCTATCAGACTCACCCATGACAAAACTACCGCCAGAGCAGTGTGACTTGTCATAAATAAGTGAATACATCCACCGCCGACCACGCATCGAAGACAGAACCCATTCAAGATCCCGCTCCCGATCACGCTCCTGATCTTCGGCTTTATCAATCTGGCCCTTATCGGTGCTATCTGTGATGACGTGCATCGCCATTACTGAACTACCCCACCAGCGCCGAGCAGATCAGTTAAGGCATTAGGCGTTTGCGTGTCTGTCTCACTCAAGACTTTCGCACTCTGAGCCATGCCACCAGCAGCTTCCATGCCTTGCTGGGCTTGCGCGGCTTGGGCCTGTTCTTCGCGGCCTTTGTCAACCTCATCTTTGGGTTTCAACAGCTTCGGATTGTTGCCCATCACTTCGCTGTATTCGCGCAACGCAAAGTCTGCGTCAAGCACGTCAGTAACGCCGGGGAACACAGCAGCCAAATTTCCTGCAAAGCCCATCGTCCGCTCAATTGCCGTTGCCGACACAGCTTGCTGGGCCTGTGCCAACAGCGAGATGTAATCGACTTCAAGCTCCTGACCTTCAAGAGCTTCTGGGATTGGGGGGAGGAGACCCGCATCCATAGCAAAGTCAAAAACATCGTCGAGCAGGGGATCAAGTAACTCGACGTTCAACCGTTGAAGCACAGGCCCAAGTAGCACGAGCTTCTCTTCGTGACGCTCTGCTACTTCGGTTGCCGTCATTTGACGACGATCTGAATTGATCATCATGGCAAAAAGATCAGCATAAAACCCACGCTGGATTCTCTCCTGCACTTCGTTGATGTCCATCATCATCTCGTTGATGCGAGGCTGCACCTGATATGCTGGAGCGAAACCATGACCGCCTTGTGTCGGATCAACGTATGTGTTGCCGCCCGGAAGTGTAGTCGATGGCTTGCCTCGCAAATTCACACTCGCCACCATCGGCGGATTCACCATCTTATCGATGGCCTGTGCTTTGCGCTTCTGTTGATGCTGCAATTGCTTAATGTCGCCAAGCGTATCCATGCCGGGAGATCTGCCATAAACGTCACCACTCAATACATCCCAGCGAGGGACATAGATTGGCAGCTTACGGAAGCCGCCTTCAAACAGAACCTCTTCACCTTCACCGCCGTACTCAAAATACACAGACCGTATCGGCATGTTAATCTGATCACGCTTGGTAAAATCGCGGTCCTCATTACGGCGCGGCTCGATCAAATGAATAATGGCAATCAAACTATCAAACTGATTGGAATCCCAGAGCTTCTTAGTTGTCGCACTGATGCCCTTCCAATTGATCTTTCCCGTGTCCGGATCAAACCCAAACTTCTCAACAACCTGACTGACCGTCATCGTGAAGTAGCGACCAACAGTATCGACCTGACCCTGATGATTTTCGGCAATCACATATTCACCGGCAGTAAACGGGCGGAAGTGAATAATACTTTCCAATGACGGCTGACGATACAGCGGAGCCGTACCGAAAGCGCCAAGCTCTGTGTAAACCGTACTCACCGAATTGTAGAAGTTGGACTTGTTCAGAATGCTACGCTCGATGCGCTCGACATTGCTGACCCATTCCTTAACTTCGGCGTCTTCCATAATTGCTGGATCACCGCCGATCTTACGACGATGCCAAGGCCGAGCAGGACTTGTCATGCCAGACATCATGCCAGCCGTCATCGTCCGCAGCGCCTGAGTGCCGGTGCTATCTATGATCTTGTTGTTGCGAACCCTGCCCCGTGTATTGGAACTATCCTCGATCAAAAACCGCCCACGTCGATGGGCCAGAAAGTCACTGATCTCCATCCAGTGCGAGCGCCAAGAGTAGCGATCATTCTCCAACTGCTTATAGCGACGAACAGCCAAGCCTCGCTTGCCCTTCATCAAGGACATCGAGTGTAAATTCTCTGGAGTGGCTAAGAGCGCCATAATGCTATTCCTTCATCGTCGGATAGATCTTTTCAGCAGGATGAGGCTTGTCTTTCTCTTCAAGATAGATCTCAAGCACTTCAAGGGACGCATTGCGCGACCCGTCCTTGCTCTTGCCCATCTCAGAAACACGCACCTTCCCGGTAATAAGCCTTTCGTCTCCGACTTCAGCGTCATTCGGAACAGCATCGACATCACCGTCCATCAGATACAAACGTGGATAATTCTTGCTCTCAGTCTCGCTATCCAACAATGTGCCGCCAAGCGGTTTTTTACCAAGCTCTGGCATGATCTATCCCAACAAGGTTTTGGTTGTTGTGGCATCGGCTGTACTCAACGCGCCGCCCGTCACATTCGTACCACCCTGACCAGCCTTGATACGAGCCAGCTTCATCTCTTCACGCCGTGCCGTCTGAACATCCTTGTCAGCTTTCCTTGCTACAGGCTCTGGCGGGGGTGGGGGCGCAACTGGCTGTGCGGCAGGAGCGCCACCGAATCCCGGTATCTTGAATAACTTGCTCATGTCGAAGCCTTCTTTCTTAAAAGAGTTAAATTCTCATTATCGCCTTCATTGCCGCCAAGATCACCAAGTCCAGTGCCAGTTGTCTTGGTTGTCGTTTTCACCGCAGTCTTGTCATCAGCCTTGGCCGTCTTCGTCTCTGTTTTCTCTGGCGTGACAGGCGTTGCATTGATCGGCGTCCCATCACTGTAATGCGTGGGAGCAGCCGCAGCCCTTTGACCGCCGAAGCCGGGAACCGTGAACAGGGACATAGGGAAGAGCCTCGCCTTTGTGATGTATTTGTATAGCTGATTCGGAACCAGCGACCAGCCACCAATGCCAAGCACCGACTTCACATGACCAACACAATTGTTCAGAACGTATGGAGTTGCGACAGCTTCGGGTTCATATTCGTAGGGGATAACGTCCCAGCCATCCTGCCGATAGTATGACGCTATATCAAAATCAAGCGCCGCCTCAACGCGAACCTGTGGAACACCCTGATGCCAGTTGTAACTCACCCACATACCAGCATCGTTGTCGGCCATAATGCACCAAACATGCCGCCTCTTCCTGTTAAGTAGAAAAGAAAACGGATGCTCGTTGTCAGAGCCAAATACTATGAAAGCTTTCATGTCAATCCTATTACCATAAACCACGTCTCACGTCCAGTGTTACGAAAACGGATCATACTCAGTCGCAACCTTGGCGGCGAAGCCATCATAGCCCACACGGCTGGGATAAACTGGATACGCATACGTCAATGCCAATGCGTCACCAAGATCAGGACTCGCCAACCCACGCTTCCGGGCATCCTCTTTCTTTTCCAGCATGATATCGTTCTTCAGATTGTAGCTGTATTCCAGACCCGTCAGATCTCTGACCATGTCTTCATTGTCTGGCAACCTAATACCATCGGCAATCGCATCTCGCATATTGCCCCACATCTGCGCTCGCATATTCGCATACCCAGCCTGAGTTGCCTTGCCACCGAAGTTGACCTCAACGACATCCAATCCGATCTGCCTACATCGATCAATCACACCGCCGCCAACACCACCGCCATCGATGAAGATCGTATCCGGTCTTTTCTCATTCGCAAACCTCGCAACCTCTGCCGCCAATGCCATTGTGTCGATGCCCCGATATGTGTGAAGACCTTGGCTTTCGCAATCACGGCCTTGCCTCATCCAGATCACCGATTGATCCGAACCAAACCTGGCAACATCAACGCCCATCACCAAAGGATCGTGCGGCTGAACAATGACTTCATGCAGGATGCAAGCTCTGACATTGTCTGTCGATACGAACTGCATGTCCGACAGTGACGGGAACTGGCCTAAGATCCTCGTCTTCACGAAATCCGATTCAATGCCATACGCTTCAATCCATTCAGCGAACACGTCCTTATTCGTAATAGCAACATCACGGCTATCGATGAACCGTCTGTTGTAACGATGACGATGCTTGCCAAGCATGTTCTCATAGAACCGACCAGATCCTCGCGTTGGATTGCCGAAACTGAAGTGAAACGGTTCTCCGTCCGTCATGCCGCCTTCAGATACTTCAAAGACTTTCTCATGGATGCCCGAAGCCTCATCAAAGATATAGAACGGCGACGATGTCGCAGCATGTAGCCCAGCGAACGCCTCGCTGTTGTGTTCATCAGATGATTGAGCATCCGCTCGCCATGTTTCTTTATGATCAACGTGATGGATCGACATCGACCCCGAACTGGAATTGATAGTGAACCAATCCTTCGTCACACACATATTGTGCCATTTAGCCAATTCGCTCCACGTTTTGGTTCGTAGCTGCACATAACTGTTAGCTGTCACCACGCCTTTTGCCCACGGCCTTGTCGATAAGATCCAGAGTATCAGCCAAGCCACCATTGCCGACTTGCCGATGCCGTGACCGCTCGCAACCGAATACATGATTGCATCGACACTATCGACACCGTCGAATCCACGTTTCCTGATATCCTTGCTAAGATCCTCAAAGAACTTTATCGCCCACTTGTCAGGCCCGTGAAATCCGACCAGCGGCCCCGTGTTCCAAGGGAACGCGAACATGACGAACGCCAACGGATCGTCATAGAACTCTGACATCATTGTCGCCAGCACCACATCGGGATCTTCAGGAGTTTTCGGTTCTTCGTCGCTCTCGTCAGTCATAATCAGAACAATCACAGGAATAGTCGTAGTAATGCTCATCACAATACGAGCAGATAGAAGCGCCGCACGTCACACATTCATTATCTATTGAAAACCTATAGAAGCTTTCAGGTATCTCGCTGAACAGCAACACCGTGCCGCACCGCTCAGTAGCGTCAGGGGATAGGATCATACTCAACCTCACTCGTAGCATCGACCACTGGCCTACCACCACACGCACTATTCGGATGTGTACGATCATGCGCGTCTTTCGTTTCACGATCACCACACACCGTGCAGACACGCAGTCGGCCAGCCCCGGCAGGAGCAGGGCCAAACTTATGCTCTGTGTTACTTTTCATTCTGCACCAACCTCAGTTTCGCCACCCGAGCGCGGCCCTCATTGATCCGATCTGTTAATTCCACTTTTGTGATATTGATGTTCTGATCTCTCGTTTCCTTCCAGCCCATCTTGGATTTCGTCCACCATATCCCAGCGGCGGTGTTTCCTTGTGTGGCCTGTTTGAACAAACTCTCCGCGACCTTGGCGTTTGCAATGTCGGCACTGTTGTCAAACTCATGCTTGTAATGTTTCATCAACGTCTTCACGTCAGCGCCCAGACACCGCCCGATTGATCTTTGGGGTATTCCAGCCGCCACCATGACAGCCACCGTCCTACGATGCTCATCCGTAGGCTTATACGCTGGGCGTCCGACTTTCTTTTTATCTGTCATATCTTTTTATAGTGCGGAGAAATTGTTCATGGACATATCGAAACCGTCATCCAATCCCAAGTCTCCCTGCATCCTATCCCTCAGTTTTTCAAAGTTATCCATTGCTTGCGTAGTGAAATTTTCACCGGGATCACATTTGTCCCAGATGTCATCGACCATCTCCAAAGTAGTCACAGCTATATCATCACCGTGTATGCATTGGAACTGTTCGATGCGCGGATTTTTTGTGAAGTTCATTGTTGATAAAACCGTGA